GTATCCGGACCAGAAGTTTCGTCAATAGTCAATGCAGTTTGCAGATCTTGATCGCGATACCACTCATTCCAGATTTTTGCGTAACCACGAAACGGAAGGGCTGACACCTCAATGTTATTTACGCCAGTTGGAACGCCAAGATAGTCAGCAAGAGAGCCGACAGCAGCGCCAGAGCCACCGCCAATAGTGACAGTAGGAAAGACAGAAGCATCCATGCCATCAGGACCGCCCGTGATGAATTTCTCCCAATCCTCCCAGACCAAGCGATGCGGAACAAACCAATGATGAACACGGCAATGAACCGGATGCATGACAGGAGCAAGGAGAGGCGAGACACGGAGCAACATGGAAGTGGACTGCTGAATGGTATCCCCGGGGAGAACCTCCTGCAAGCCAATAGGAACAAGCTCACCCATATCACAGGTCAACAGCTTGTAGTTTGAGAGAGAAAATTTAGAACGTTTCACAATGAACCTTTCTTAGCGTAGATCTTCGCCTTAGTTTCAATTTGGAGAATTTTTTGCTTTTCAGCATCTACCTTTTTTTGGAGATAGCGCGTAGTTGAGCCCTCAGCAGCGCACAAAGCCTGCACCTTAAGGGCGTTGAGAATTTTCGGTTTTTCTTGTCCCCCCACCGTATCAAAACCGAGTTCCTCACGTAGTTTTCTCCTCAAGTACCGACCAAGAGGAAGATTGCTGCGGCCATGCCGGAGAGCAGTAGGGACGTCACCAGATACAGCAATAGAGCGAGAGCCCGCCTTGCTGCTGAGAGCGTCGGCCAATACGGGCACAGCAAGAGCGCCAAGCCCAGGACAACGAGACATCCGAGCAAACTCGGGATGACGGCCATTAAGACGGTGATCATCATTTTTGGTCATCTTCTTAGTTACATAGCCCGTAAGATATTGGGCAGTGTCTTGGTTGAGTTCTCCGGAGTGGACGAAGCCTTTTCCCCAACAGGTAGAGACGGTTTGCGTCTCCAACTCAGATACACCGTAAAGCGCCGCGTGATAGTGCGGCCGGAAGGTGTCGTCACCATATTCACCGATAAGGTAATAACGGATTTTCCGAGGCAGAAGCTTCTCACGAAGCCTTTTGAGGAAGAGCGTTGTATCACGCGGAGAGAGCGAGCCAGAGGCGGGATATTGGTTTTCATCATAAGTTAATGTCCAAAAAGAAGCGAACTCGTGACTTTGAAGTTCCAGCAACAGTCGATGAGTCCAAAGACGACGACGATTAATCCGGCAAGGAAGGCACTGACCACAAGGGTACTCTTGACCATCCTTCCGGAACGGTTTTTTGCAGATCACATGCGATAGCCGATGCGACGCACTGGACTGCGACGCCGACCATAGCTGCGACGGGCACGAGAGCGACGACGATAAGCCATGATATTTCTCCTTTAAGGACGACCCCGGAGACCGCCGGGGTTATACGGACGAGCGGGGCGATTCCCGCCAATAGGTTTAGCCTTGAAAGATTGGGACCACACATCCCAGACCCATTCATAACCAGCAGGTACAGGCAATTTAGGTTTGTCGTCGGGACCATGCCAGGCACGACGTAAAGCAGAGATACCGACAGCAGCTGGGGCAGCCATAGGCCCCATAGATTCCAGCGACTCGGAAGCAGCCTGAGAAGGAAGATCGATAGTCGCGCCACCACCCATATCGAACCGCTTGTTCAGAGGCGTATTTCCAGCCTCAGTAGAGGCATCACCGGGTTTTGAAGAGATCGAGATAGAAGGTTTTGCCTGGATAGAACCAGACGAAGCACGTGGACCAACAACAGAAGGACCGACAACATTCGGCATAGGTGGCGTACCGGGTTGACCCATGATTGCAGCCCACTCGGCAACAATTTGACCTTCGAGCAGCTGATTACGCAGTTGAGCATTACGAATGGCAAGAGCAGACATTTCCCGTTCATCATCGGTCATCGTAGCAACCTCAGCACGTTTGGTGTTTTGTCCCATTTCAGCGAGGCGACCAGCAACAGAACCCAGCTTAGAGCCGAAGTTTGTATCACCAGCAACGATAGTCGGAGAGTAGGAAGCGCCACCAGCACCAATAGCAGCCAGAGGATGGAGACCAGCCTTTTTAGCGTCTTCAACACGCCACTGTATCCCCATTTGAGCAAACTCCTTTTGCCGCTCATATTCCATGTTTTGACGATCTTCGGCGTCGTCATCACCGAAGAGATCACCGAGCATGCCAATGCCTTGCCCGATTCCGAGAAGTGAGAAGGGTCCCATGTTCAGCACCTTATTTTTGATTTGGCCGTTTTATGGCCAGGACGGACGGGACCTCCAGCAACGCCCAGGGCGTGCATGACTTCCTTGCGGACACCGCGTTGCACGCAGGTTTTGACGCCAGTGGGATTTTTGAAGAGAAGAGCAGCGGGTGATATCTGCTCAGGAAGCGACCCAGCGGGCGCTAGGACGCGTTTTGCGGGCGGGGCCGCGACCACCCTAGCCGGTCGACCAGAAAGCCACTTGTAGGTCGGCACCGGGTCCGGGTGGTAGGTACGCCGGTCCAGACTTGGGAAAGGTATCTCGGGAGCCTCGATGTATGTAGACCGGCGTGAAGGTTTTAAGTACGTCTGAGGCAGCGCCGCCGCCATGCTCGATCGCTGGCGGCTGTACGCGCTAGCGTTCACAAGGGGAACGCGCCGAGGACGTGAGAGAGATTTAGAAGTGTTTTTAGCCATGATTAGGAATCCTGTCAGGTAACACAGTAGATATCAAGTATATCTACTGTGTCGAAGGTTACGCGGGTACCCCGCTACATGGGGGTCCCCCCCATACCCCCAGCGAAGAGAGTAGTAGGGGTAAACCCTAAGTCATTGTTTATCAGGAGGCAACCGGCGGAGGTTCCTGCTGGGGCGGAACAGGTACAGGGCCGGCGTTTCCGTTGGCAGATCCGGGAACCGGAGATGAAGTCTCTCCAACTGCCATAGGGCTGACGGTTTGTAGTTCCTGGTCAACGGAGAGTTCCCAAGGAGATCGGGGGTCGTAGTCGTCGCCAACGTCGAAGTCGTCAGCTTCCTCGAAGGTTTCTTGTCCGGCATGTTCAGCCTCCCGGGAAACAATTTTGAGCATAGCGCGAAGGTCATCCAACTTGGAAGGAGGACGATTGAAGCGCAACGGCAGAGAGATAGGGGTGTCATCGAGAATTTCGTGACCATTTTCATTAAGCATGATGTACCTCAGAATATGAAGGAAGAACCAGCGGAGGCGACAAGGCGCCGCGCTTGGATGGAGTGATTAGCCATGACCCACAACACGTCAGCCGACGTGACCTGGTTGACACGCTTCGTAGGGATACTCGAAACAAAAGAGGCATTCAGAGTGGGGTCAGAAGCGAAGATGCGCGCATAGTGCCAGTAGTCAAGAGTGGACCGAAACTCACCTGCAATACTCGATTCTTGACGTCGATATTCGTCATACCGGTCCTGATACCCGAAGACACCTGCAGGTGAAGCGTGCGCCGCGTAGAGCTCCTTATTAAGAATCTCTTGTTGACCGATATGCTGGAGCTCACGCTGCCAAAAGTCCTCCTTTGTGCGGCGGTTCCAAGTGCGGTTAAGACCTTGCGCGTACATAGTCTTCGGTTTGACGGAAAGGAAGGAATACACATAACCGTGCTCCTCGAAGAACTTGCGATAGCGATTAGAACGCATGGCACCGATACCGTGTCCCTTCAGATTACCCGGTCCAGCAGTAGCGCCCGAAGTGGTAACACCAGTTTGAAGCACCTCAGAGAACTGAATCACCTGTTTTCCACCGCCCAAATACTCGGGACGCTGGAGACGAGCATCAGACGAACGAATACCGAGGAAAGCAAGGTACTCAGTAAAGCGAGAGCCATACCGGGCACGGTTTTCTTCATAACGCTGGAGAGCAAAAGCTTCCCGGAGATCATTGATGGAAGCCGCAGTAGCAGTAGACAAATCGGTTTGAAGTCCAGTGGTAGAACCAAAGACAACAGAACCAGACGCAGTCGCGTTGGAGTTCCAAGACACCACCTGATTGCCCGAAGTCTGAGTGAGAGCACGTTCAGCACCAGCACCAGTTTTCCAAACAGGAGAGGCACCGGAAGTAACCACGGGAGCCATCGTGCCAAGAGGCACAGAAATATCCGGACCCTTTTGAGCCCAAGGACGCGAAGAGGTGAAGTAATCCTTCTCCCAATCAACGTTTTGCAAGGTGGTGTTGGTAGTCGTATCCGGACCAGAAGTTTCGTCAATAGTCAATGCAGTTTGCAGATCTTGATCGCGATACCACTCATTCCAGATTTTTGCGTAACCACGAAACGGAAGGGCTGACACCTCAATGTTATTTA